TTATCATCTAAGTTATTGTAATCTACGTTTAACTTTACGTAATCTTCGAGTGACCCACCCGTCTCATCCATAAAATCAAGTAAATTTTTAACATCTTCAGGATATTCTAGTTTTACTTCTTGCTTTTCTTCAACTTTTTGCTCGACTTGCTCAACTTCTTGTAAGCTTTCTTGCTCTTGCACTTGTACGCCATCTTGTTCTTCGTTAATAAGTGTTATAGGTTCTTCTACTGGCTCTTGCACAGTCTCTTCAACCTTTTCTTCTGTTTTTTCTTCTGTTTTTTCTTCAACTACTGTTTCAATATTTTCTTGTTGAGTTTCGTTAATTTTATTTAGATCAATTTTATAAGTACCGTCATCTAATTTAGTACTTACACCGGCTTTTTCTAATACCGCTTCTTCTTTTTCAGCTACAGAAGGATTTTCATCTGCTACTGGATTTACTTTTGTTTCTGACATAATATAATATTATAAAAAAATTAAAAAATTATCTTGGCTCGAATTGTTCTAAGCCAAACCCACCTAATGCGTCAAAACCTGCTGACTCAAAATCTTTAGGCGGTTTACCAGTTTGTCGCTGGTTTATAAGCTCACTCTGTTGTGTAGCTTGTATTTTTGTTCGTTTGTCTTTACGATCTTCTTTGTATTGTTCTTTACTATTAATCACCTGTGTTTCCATTTGTTTAAGCCTCATATTAAGCTCAAACTCATGTATCATAAGTTGTTTTTTAAGTTCTGCTTCAGCTTGTAGCTTTTGCATCTCAAAACTATGCTCAACCTCAGATAACTGTGCTTTACTTTGTGTAGACATTTGTTCTTTTCTCATATCTAGCTCTGCTGCTGCTTGTGCAGCTTGTGTATTAGACTGAGTTTGTGCTTGTATATTTTCAAGTTGCATTTGTCTATCAGTTTGTATTTTCTTTCTACGTCTTAGTTTTAGTAGTTGATTAGCAAGTTTTAGATTTTTTACTTCTCTTACATCTATAGCATCTTCAAGTTCTATTTGTTGTTGCTGTATAGCCATTTGAATATTATTCTCTAAAATTTGTTTTTCTTCTTCATCTGGCGCTAATTGTAAAAATATACCAAAATCATGCAAATGTAATTCGTTTATTTCTTTTAAACTAGCAACATTAAATTTTCCTACACCCTGAACAAAAGCTTGTGTTGTACTACCATATTCTAAAACATCAGATATTCTTAATGATATTGCTTCAGCTGTTTTTAATGTTAAATATAAACCTGCTTGTAATATATGTCTTGTTGCAGTGTTCGAGTTGGCCGCTGCTATTTTTTGTAAACCTACAAGTGCATTTTTATCTGGTGTGCTACCATCTCTTGCTTCATTAAGTCCGGTTACATCTCTTATCATTTGTAAATAATAATTATAAGAGTTTATTAAACTAGATATTTTTTGTCCACCGTGGCCAGATTGTAATTCTTGCACAGGAGTTCTGCTATGATTATAATCCCCATCTTGTGTCATTGATCTACCAATTACAGAACCAGTTTGAAAATACATATTTAATGCTTCTTGTGGATTATAATTAGTTCCATTACCTAAATCTATTTCAGCAATACCATCAGCATCTAAATAAACACCATCAGGTACCATCCTAGATAAAACTTGTTGTAGTTTTAAATGAGTTAGCTGTATCATATCTGCAAAGCTCGTCATTCTACCAACTAAAGACTCTATTTTACCTTTATAAATTCTTGGAGCAACTATATTGTAACTCATTTGTACTTTAGTTGTATCGGCTTTAGGTCTTGTCATATTTTTAGCAAGTTGCCATTTTAACAACTTATTACTACCTATTATTTTAGCACCTTCATATAAAACCTCTATAGATCTATTTACTTTTGAAAATCTTGATCTAGCATCTTTTGGTGGATTAAATGTATCTGTTTTTTCTATTGCTTTATCTGCACCAGAAGAAGTTTGTTTTATTTTATATACTTGGTTATTATAACTTTTATATTCAAAATATAAAACATAAACATAATTATTATCAGGTGAATCAGCACTAGCGTATGTTTTATTGTACATTAAAGAACTACTACCTAAACCTTCTATTTCTTTAATATCATCATCGGTTAACTCTGGATATTGTTTTTTTAAATCAATTAAATTAACTCTTCTAACTTCGCCTACATAATATATATCATCAAAATAAGGTGATTCAGTATAAGAATATACTAGATCAGATGGATCAACATATTCTAACTTTATACCCTCAGCTGTATTAAAACTATTTTTTACAGCAGCAATACCTATAACAGCTAAATCATAATCTAATCTTTTCTTTAATAAATCATATTTATTATAATCAAAAACATTATTTATAGCTTCCTCTTCAGCAATTTCAATACTTTGTTTGTAATCTAGCTGCATGTGTAACTCCAACTCTTCTTGTGTTTCAGGTAAAGTTTCTATTGGGTTATTATACATGTTCAAACCAAATTGTTGTTGAACATTATCAAACAACTCTTTGTTTTGCATATCTCTTACTATAGAGTTGACGTAATCAGTTCTTACGTCTATAGAAGCTTGATCTTGTGAATAAGCTTTTATATCATATAGTCTTTCACCTATACCATTTACAACTATATCTACAAATTTAGGTATAATAGGTACTGGTTTCCAGTCTAAATTAAGATAAGATAAATCACCATTAATTGATAACTCATCTTTATATTTTTGTATAGATTGCTCTCCTCTAGCATATAATCTTAATCTGTGAAATTGATCTCTGTTTGCATAATATCTAACACTTCCACTTGATCTTTTAAACCATTCTGCTTCTATGCCTTTAGCAATTTCTAAGCCATACACATTTGAAGATTTTTCTTCATCTGAAACTGCTTGACTTGGAAAGCGTCCTTTAGGTAATTGTTTTGACATTTATTCTATTATTTTTGAAATGTAACCTTTATTATCGAATTTTTTAAACCCAAAATCTAATTTTTTTACTATTTTTTCTTGTTTAGGAGCGTATAAGTGCCTATTACAAGCCATTATTGCTAATCCTGAGCTAATAGTAGCATCAAATTTTGTTCTGTTTGTAATATTAAACTTTGACCAATCATTAAGAGTTCTATTAAAGTAAATATTACCATATGTACCGTCTGATTTTAAACCTACATATTGTTGTATATAAGTTTCTATAGCTGCGGCATGTGCTTGTTTTATATCTTCACCAGTATTAGGTATACCACCTATTTCTTTTTCTGTTGTAGATAATTTATTATGTGTTTTATCGGGTCTATTCATTGAGTAACCCCTGTAACCACGCCTTTTTAAATAATATAATAATCTTGGTTTGTTATTTTCTGCTAATATAGGCATACCATAAAATACTAATGCCATCAATATATCTTCAAAAAATATTTCTGCTGTTTGTGGTCTAGCAATATATTCTAAAAAAAACGTATTAGGAGGTGCATCCTCCATGCTAAATTTTGTTAATCCATGTAAAGATCCTTTAGATCCTTTACCATCTACAGTTCCTGATATATCATAACTATCACAACCAAAAGCACCAATATGTTCATTGCCTGGATATTTAAAACCATTCCTTAATAAAACATTGTTTTGTAAATTAGGTGATGGTATCCATGATATTTCAAACCTACCATTTAAATCAGGATAAAAGCTCACTATAGTATCTTTAATCCCATTTAACCACTGAAAGTTACCTTTAGTTGTATTACCAGAAGATCTTAAACCTTCATTATAGTCAATTTGTTCGTATATCTTAACTAAATTAAATATACTATTTTTTGTTTCATCTCTAAATGCATGTTCTTCAGTTCTTGGAAATTGTCTATAAAATTCATTTAAAGCATCGTGACTATTTTTTAAGCCATCTGCTTCATTTTCCCAGTGCTCAATAACTCCGACGTCGATGCTATCATTATAAGGTCCTGCAATTGGTTTTTTTGGTGTATCGAACACAGGTATTCCATAAGTATCAATGTATCCCTCGTAGTTCCATTCCATAGGTATGAACAAACTATATAATCCAGAACGAGTTTGTCCGTTTTTATTTCTTTTTGTAACGTCTGAATCATAATATAATTGTTTAAAATTTTCGCCACCTTTATCTAAAGCGTTAGATGTTGATCCCATCATACACTTACCAATAATTCTACTACCTAATCTTAATGTTGTTTTAGTTACCCGCCAGTTATTTAAAATGTTTTCTGGTCTTTCCCATTTACCAGCTTCATCATGTACAAGTAGTTGTAATTTTTCACCATCATAACTATTATCACCCGTGTTTTTCCAATCAATAGTTGTATCTAATCCTGTTAGTTCTTCTGTTTTTTGTTTAGATAATATATTTCTTTTTGTAAACTTACTAGCTGGTACTCTATAAGCTAATTCTGTTTTTGGCCGATCCATACCATCTTGTATGGGTTTAAAGAAAAACGGGTAGTTGACTGATATTGGTACAACTTTATCTGTGAACATTTTTTTTGCGTCTGCACCAGACTTTGATAATATACCAAATCTTGCGTCTGAAGAGATAGTTGCTTGTCCAACTGTTTCTGAGCTGGCCATAAACGAAAATCCACTTCTTCTGTTTTTAAGGTAACACATCCCATAACATCTATCGTCTGCTTTACAGGCTTCCCAAAAAATGAAGAATAATCTGTTTGCTTCTCTAAACTCTGGCTTCCCAACATCAATCTTGGTCCATTGCAAGTACATATAATGAGAACCAGTGATATAAGTAATATTATCTTTGTTGCTGAACCAATAACCTTCGTCGCGTTTGGTAAATTCTCTATCAATATAAACATACCATTTATTTTTAAAATCATCTGGTAAATCTTTCCAATCAAATATAGTTTTAATTTTTTCTAACTCTTTTGGATACTCATTTACCTCCCATTTATTATTTCCTTTTTCAATTTTTTTTGGTTGTTTTGGTAATGCAATTTTTAAATTCTGTATGCTATACACATCACCTATTTGTCCAGTTTTACTTATAACAATAACATCATGTTCTTTATTATAACCGTATTTCCAATATTTTTTCTTATTTAACCTATGTATGGTTGTTTGTTTTATAGGTTTTATAATTTTATATAGGGTTTGTTTGTACATTATTTTGATCTTCTTTCAGCAAAACCTTTAAATGTGTTTTCTTTTTGTTCTACTGGTTTATTATCTAATAAAGCTTTTTCAGCCTCAATACGGTTTAATATTTCAAAAGCATCGAATATAGCTAGCTTTTTTGTAGCTGCTGCATTTTTTAATCTATCAGCTGAAACATCATCTTCTGTATCAACTATTTCTTCTTTAGCAACTTTTATAAGTTCATTAACCGCTCTGTAACCAGCTTGGATTATATTCTTTTTCGTTTCCTTTATATTCATATTTAATACAAATTGATTTTATTGGTACTCTATAAAGTCTTTCGTTGTTTATTATAAATTCATATTCACTATCTGGTGTAAAACCTATAAGATCTTGTTTTTTAATATGTTTATTGTCAACATATTTTATAATACCCGTGTTTTCTTTTTCTTTATTTGTAGAAAACTTATCATCGTTTGATATCGGTTTAACAAAACAATATTCTTTTATAGGCTTCCATTCCGTTCTATGTCTGTAAGCAAATATTTGATCTAAATAAACAAAATACATACCATCTACAAAACTACTGCTACTATCTTTTTCATTACCTCTAATATCATTAAACCTTCTAAAAACATTATGATGTACTATTATTTCATCACCTTGTTTTATAGGTGATTTAACGTTTATTGGGCAATGTATGACTTTAGCGTTTCTACTAACAAATTTATGATCTTGTATTTCAGTGTTTAATATAAAATCTTTATCACCAATTTTTTTAGTATTATTATATCTTTTTTCTATAGGTTTTATTATAAAATAATATAAGCTTTGCATTAATATTCTAAATTATATTCTATACTTATAGCCATGTTTTTATTGAAATCTTTCCAAGGTAAAACATCTTGACCTTTTTTAATGAATATACTAAATTTTTCTTCTTTTTCTATTATATCACATATTTTGTGACCACCATATACTTCTTGTCCTACAGAATAATGCATAGCTGAGTCTTTGTAGTCTCTACCTACACTAATTTTTCTAATTAAATTCATATTCTATTTTATTTGTTTTATTTTTTTAAAACAGATGTTACTTTTTCTCCACTACGTCCACCAAAATATGCTAATACAACTGCCATCATTACTTTTTCAAACGTGTCGTTCCATGTTTCACCTATATGAAATGGTATTGAATCAACACTATCAAGTAATCCAGCTAATGAAAATATAACAATACACCACACTAAAACTAGCGGGCGTACATTTTTAGAAAGCCACGAGTCTGATTTTGAATCTGCTTCCCATCTTGAAGTTATAGCTTCCATCTCCTTATTTTGTTGCTCGTATATAAGTTGTTGTAATTTTATTTTATCATCAGCACTTACATCTGATTTACCTATTGCAGCTATAGCTTCACCAGGTGAAGTTACACCTTTAAGTACATTACCTAATGTTGGGTTAACTATAGAAGCTGCTCCAAACAAAAGTTTACCAACTGTACTTTCTGCAAATTTTTTCTTTGGCTTTGACATTATTTTTTTAATTTAAATTGTTTATCGTATGGTACTAATCTATTTAAAGCTTCTCTTCTGGCTTGGCATCCACAAGGTACGTTTAAACCTTTTGAAACTTTATCTACAATGGTTTTAATACCTGTTGCTTTTGTTACTTTATGTATTGTATCTCCTAATCCTTTTGATTTCATTATCTTATTTGGTTATAAAATTCTTGCCTTTGTTTTGTTATACTATCTCTTTGTGTCCAATATTTTTCATCTCCATACTTTTCTCTTCTTAGGTAATCATTCCACCCTTTATGCATACCTTGTTCTCTTGAGTGCATTTTAATATTGTCATCGCCTTTAAATTTTTCTCCTTCAGCCCAAGCTGGGATAACTTCATTAGGACCCAAACCTCTTACAAACTTTTGTTGTTCATATAAAGCACCTGATTCAGGAAAACGATTTACATATTCTTGTAATTTTCTATTTCTGTCATAATACCCAGGTGATAAGTACTGACCAGATCCAGGTCTATTTATATCTAAAATAGCGCCTAAAAATTGGTCATAACCTGGTGATGCTAAATTAAAATCACGTGTATTATAATACATATTTTTCCATCCCATAGAATGCACTTTTTCATGTTGATAAGTACTAAATTTACTGTCTGTTTTAGCTTCAAGTTGGTCAATGGGCTTAACATCAATGTTTGAATATCTAGCTACACCAAATGCACCTTGGGTTCTATTGTAACCTCTTCTTGTACGTATTACATTACCATCGATATCCAACTCAGTGGTTTTTTGTAAATAATCTTCATATATTGGTGCTTGTAAACCACGATTTAACATTTCTTGAAATAAAAAATCATTAAAAGTTCTGTTTTGAAGATATACAGGATCTTGATCCATATACAAAACACCAGGTTTATTAGCTAAAGTAACACTATCAATAGGAAAAAAACGGTCAATTCGTTTAGCTGTTTTTTGACTGTATTCACTATTTAAGTTTAAGGTTTTACCTGCGCCACTTGCACCATCATATACATCTGCAAATCTTTCACCACTTTGTACTAAATACTCAGGTTGATCGTAGTCATCAACCGTAGCTATTTTATTTTCGTTCGGGTAGAAAAAGGTAGAAAAATTTAATTTTTTATTAAATATA